GAAGAAGAAGAAGAAGAGAATCATCACCAAAAATCTAAAGAAAAAGACAATAAAAGAAATAATATTCCTGCCTCTCTTCGAAACAGCAATCTCCCCCGTTTTGCTAAGGCAAAACGAAGAGACCGAAGAAAACACAGAAATAGGTAAATAATCTTTTCCTATTATAAATGTCTAAAATACATGACACATTTATAATAATGCCATTTTGTATATTTCACAGCATCGATCCAGAAACAAACACATATCTCGGATACATATCAAATCCCACAGAAATTCAAGACAAAAATGGTATAACGCTCAAATGTACTCAAGATAGATCTCGTCCGTCATGGTTTCTATATGGATCGTTCTACGCCGTCTCCCCCATGTTTCGACCAATTCCGTCAGGACTTAAACTAATAAAATCAGTAGGTTTCGGAAAATTTCCGTACGGAAATAAAGACATCAAATTTCAGTACGACCCATTTAATATAGAACACAAATCTGTACCCTTTCTTGCATGGACCCAACCCGTACCTAACACTGTTCCTCTATATATTTGGAGTACCGAAAGAGGAAACGCCTTTCCAACTTTTGATGATGAACCATACGATAAAACAAGAGGTTGGAAACAACTAATCATTTCACCGATCTTCGTTCTCGTAGATGTAGATGAACACTCTCCTAAGGTCGACTCTAGCCTACACCCTCTCGCTAAATTTGACAAGAATAAATATGGAATACCAAAATTTAGATTTAAGGCATATAATGGGAGGTGTCTTCCCGCAGCCAAAGGTATGACACTCGAAGATTGTTTTTTGATAACAGATGAAGATATAATAAACGCAAGTGCGGGAGGGGGTCCACAAAATATATTATCCATAATACAGTCAGAAAATGAAATAGCCAAATCCGAACAATTTAATATTCCAAACTTATTTCGCAACATATCTCCTATTTGGATCACTATATGTATAACAATACTAATATTGTCACTAATCGCATGTATTATCGCACTCTCAAAATAAAATCTGAAATGAAAAAATGAAAATAAAACTCCAGATTTTATTTTCTAACAAAATGAGCCACGAAAGACAAGAACTCAGAGAGTGTGTATCTCAAATCCTTGTATATATACTCACACAACCCATCCATTTTTCTGGAAATAGCATCAAAGATCCAGTCACATCTCAAGGTTATAAGCATAAATTTGGAGTTCTGGATATCGAAGAAGTTTATTACGATCGTTTCTGCAGAATTTTCGATCATTACCATACAACAATTATGGAAGAAAAGGAAAGTAAATGGACCCCTGTCTTACAAAAAATGATGGAATGTATACCAATTCTCGCTGCCATCCCAAACGAAAACAGAAATAATATCGAAAACATGATCAGAATTACTCTCCATGACGAAAAACATAACGAAATTAAGGCCAACTCACCCCCAGACCCGATTTTATCCGACATCGGAATATGCTGTTACTGTGGAGATGAATGTAACCCACTGAGCCAGAGCTGCGGTGCTTGTGCCAGAGGATTATCCGGTAGAGCATTCGGTTTCAAGGTCCCAGAACACCTAAAGAAGTTCACCTAATCCTCTTAGATCCCTTGCTTATCAACTTAATTACCTTACTACAGAAATCATTTTCCCTACCATTTGCATACCTTGTAATAGCCAATGCCGTCTCCATGCAATTGTACTCATCTAACTCTGCTTCCGTAAATTCTTTAGATAATTTTTCATAGTGCTCCTGACACAAATTGAAACTTCTATCCTTTAATGCTTGACACAACTTCATCATCATCTTCCTAAATCCAACATCCTCTATCACATCCCCATCATCATTCTTATACTTAATCTTATTTCTATTAACATCCAGACACACTATCTTATTCTTAAATGGAAACTCTAGAGCAAATTCTGCATATCCTTCTGGACCCTTAACATGATGGTCTAGAGTAAGCATAGGAATTGATTCTTTTATATCCTCGATCCTTAATGGTTCCATATTCTGAATATAATTATTAATCTGAATATTTCTAGTACTGTTTACAGGTCTCTTTACCGCAGTTAAAGAGAGCTTTTCATATCTTTGTTGTTCTTTTACCAAAGAATCTCTCAATTCCTTTATGGTGTTATTTAGAATGTTTATTTCGTTCCTTAGTTTCGTATTTTCTTTTTTACAATCAGCCAGCTCTTTATTAATTAATACATTAGACCGACATACTCTGGTATGATACTTATACCTATTATTAGTCAAAAAATCTTTACCACATAGTTTGCATATAAATTCACCCTTAATATGCCCTTTTCCTTGGATTTTTAAACAATATTTTGTTTTCCTCTGATGTGTATTCAAGGAGCTTTTTGTGCTCAATATTTTATGACAGTATTTGCATTCCATTTATCGAAAAACACCTTGTCTTTAAATATATAACAAAATTGTTAAACGAAAGAAAATACCTTATTTTTAAATATTTAACAATTTTGTTAAATTATGAAGGGACACAATATCTTGGATCGTTTAACAAAATTGTTAAACGTAAGAAAGACACCTTATTTTTAAATATCTAACAAATTTTGTTAAATTATATTTAACAAAATTTGACAACTTTGTTAAGATTTGTTAAAGTTTGTTAAACGGATTTAAACTGAAATGCCTTGATTTTTGAATTTTAGAAAAAGCTTACAAACATTGTGTTGTGGCGATGTATTATATTACAAAGAATCGGATTTTCCGGAAATTCTTTTTCTCCGTTTTTCCGGAAAATCCGATTCTTTGTAATTTTTCTAGATTTCAAAATAATTATGTAGAGAATTATTTTGAAATCTCTTCCTCCGTTTTCCGGAAATCTTCCGGAAATCTTCCGGAAATCTTCGGAAATCTTTTACGGATAATATACCGAATAATATCCATCTTGCCAAGTCCTAAGAAATCCTTTCCAAGAAATATTCTTCACGAGTTTATTTTTAATAGCCAATCTCATGCATGGTAGGAAGCATGATAAACAAGAACAGAACTCTCTGTACTTTCTCAACTCGTCATAATCAACAGACACGCGATTTATTATCTTATGACGTTTCACTAGATCGATATAAGACTGGGTTTTAATATCATCTGAGATGAGTATAAAATATATCGTGGATGTTTTGCGAAAAATATTTTTAAAGTCTTTACGTCTTAAGAGAATATTTCTGTCGCCTTTCATAATTCTACGAAAGACACGGGTTTCAATAGGTTTTATAGTTTCTATTTGTTTTTCATGCATAATATATATATATATATAATCCTTAAGTATCTACATCCATATCTATCTTATATAACCTATCATTCTTAACTTATCCGTTAGATACTTCTCGATATCTCCCAGTTTTACTGTATATGGAACTTCTATAAGATTTACTCTGTTATCTCGACATATTCTCCTCTTTAGTTCATCCCGATAGCCCTGATTTCTGAAGGCCTCTTTATTCTTGTGAAAATAAGGCACATACCTGTAATGTTGAACTCCAGAATATTCTACGCCTAGCTTTAATTTATCATCGTAACAATCTATCTCAAGATTATGACGGCCACCTGTTACTGGGTTTCGCAAAAAATCCGGTCTACAACTATTAAAAGGCCTGTTAAATAATTTTTGTAATACTCGTCTACATTCTATTTCACCTTTGCTTACTCGAGGAGGCCCTTTACGTTTATACCTATAATCATTACCATACCCATACCCATTACCATACTTTGATCCTGGTATATAATTGTATGATGTTGACCATGTACCGTTTTTTCCTTTCCTAAATATTGCTAGGACAAAAATTACTATTAGACTCACGACTACTAATATTTCGAAACCTTTATCGTTCCATAGTTTGGATAATTTTTCAAATATTTCAGTCATTTATTATTTTCAAGAGATTATTCTCCGGATTTTTTACTAGATATTGTGTATCTTATAGCGATTAAAGTACCCCAACACGCGAGAGCTATTAACAAGACCAGATTTTTATCTATGTTAGTATAAGTAAACAATGCATAAAAAATAGCTATAGCTGTCAGGAGAGATAAAGTGACATAAAAATAATCATGAGCATATGGTAAAGATTTTGAAGCACTGACCCAGTAAATCGAAATCAATCCAGTAGGAACTCCTCCAATTACCGCGGCTAATGCAGGGTTATCGATGTGTTGACTCGCCCATTTTACTCCAGCAATTACTGATCCTCCTATGAGGAATGGGAATATTAGATCTTTCAGATCAGACATTTATTATTACACAACGTAATACTTAATACTTAAAAATTTATCAAGTATTAAGTATTACGTTGTGTAATAATAAATGGAGAAAAGAACCGAAGAAGAAAAAATTAGAGAAAAATTTAAAGAGCCATGTGATACCTACTATTCCATATTCGTCTCTAAAGATATAGGTTATAAGTATCGTAATCTATCACCTTTTGAATTCAAAAATATTCTCATAAGATTAGCGCAAAAAAGGGCAGCTAAAGGGAAAGAAATAATAAACGCCGGTCGGGGGAATCCCAATTTTTATTCAACAATGCCACGTTATGCCTTTTCTCTAATAACACTTATATCTACTTATATTGGAACAGAGGATACCACGGGTCTCATTGAAGGAGATATGATCCAAGATCTAAAATTTATGCCTGAAGAGAAAGGTATTGCGCGTAAATTTTATTCCGAACTCCAATTGTACAGGCAAACTCATACTGGAAAATTTTTATACGAAGCTATCGAGACGATGAAAAGAATATCCGGGCTATCTCCAGATAAACTTATCCATCAACTCGTTATTTCGACAATAGGATGTTTTTATCCCAGTCCTCCCAGAATCCAGCCATTTGTTGAACCCGTGCTAGCAGAATTTCTATCCAAGACAATATATAATATACCAAATCTTAAGAAAAACGCTAAAATATTTCTAACAGAAGGAGCATCCGCTGCGATTATCTATATATTCAACTCGTTAAAATACAATAGTCTAGTGGTTAAAGGTGATACGATCGGTATTTTGACGCCAATTTTTTCTCCTTATCTAGAAATCCCCGAATTACAGAATTATAAACTAAAACAGGTATGTATAACCGCTGACCCAAACGACGAATGGGAAATAACTGATAGGGAACTAGAAAAAATAGCCAACCATGAAATGAAAGCCCTGTTTTTATGCAACCCAACAAATCCGACAGCTCTCTCTTTATCAAAGAGAACAGTAAGAAAGATAAAAAATATCGTTAGAACAAAAAATCGCAATCTGATCATCCTTTCTGATAATGTGTATGCACCGTTTGTAGGACAGTTTAATAGTTTACTCAAAGCATTGCCCTACAATACCATTGGTGTTTATTCATTTTCTAAGTATTTTGGTGTAACAGGGTGGCGTTTGGGTTCTGTAGTCCTACATAATCGCAACGTAATAGATGATGTTCTTCTCAAAAGTGTTCCAGAAAGTGTCAATAAAAGATATATAATGGTATCAGATACTCCACAAAATATCCCATTCATTGAAAGATTGGTATTGGATAGTAGACAAGTTGCAGAGGGTCATACTGCTGGATTATCGACACCACAACAAGTTATTATGACGCTATTTGCTATGCACGATTATATGGACAAAAAGAAACAGTATAATAAAACGATTAAAAAATTGTTGAGTTACAGAATGAGCTTATTATTGGATCCTTTGGAATACAAGATCAGGGAATCTGATATGAACAGCAATTATTACATTGTTATAGATCTCATCAAGGCATCAACTATCATCACAAAAGATGCAAAATTCGGAGAATACTTATATAAACATCGCGACCCTCTAGAATTCTTGATGCTCTTAGCCAAAAGATACTCAATAGTACTACTACCTGGAGTAGGTTTTGCAGGACCTTTTTGGTCTATTCGTGTGTCTTTGGCCAATTTACCATCCCACCAATATGAATATATTGGATATAGCGTAAAATTATTGGTAGAAGAATATTATAAGCAATATAAGCAGAAAAAACGTAGTAGAAACTAATCAATATCTTCCACGTTTACGGACCGCTGGACGACAAGACCTTACCTGTACGTAGAATTCTCATTCCTATACTTTGTCCCTAGTAATATAAATTGCATCAGCATTTATATTATTTATAATCATGATTAAATTGCTTAATCCTCATCGTCGTCCTCATCGTCGTCCTCATCGTCGTCCTCATCGTCCTCATCGTCCTCATCGTCCTCATCGGTATCAATATTATTCTCATTTACATCAGCATATTTACCAGCATATTCATCAGTAGTATCAATGGGTTTACGACACAGAGGGCATTCAGATTTATACTTAACCGCTTGAGAAATACATTCTGTATGAAAGATATGTTTACATTCTAGATAGGTAATATCCTCATCTAATTCAAATTCGCACTTACAAATAGCACAGTTATGGTCTTTATTATCTTCAGTTGCTTTCTTACTTTCAATATTAATTTTAATCCCAGGTTTTTTTTCAAGATTTTTGTAATGTCTGAGACTTTCCCTTAACCCCAGTTGTAATCTGATTTCGTCATCATTCTCCTCATGATTATTCATCATGTCGTGAAATAATCCAGACATGACTCCGAGGATTTGAATGTGTCCAAAAGCATCAGCAATTTCTCTGTTATCATGGGGATGATGGGGATGATGGGGATGGGGATGATGTCTGTGAATAGTATCATAAAAATATGGATTGATATCCTCGAAATGTCCGCTATCAGAACTAAATAGACTCATGATTGGATAATTGATAAAACCCATGTTTGGATTGGGTGGTTCATTAACATGTAATTCATTTGGGTTATAATTTGGGTTATAATTTGGGTTATGCACGGTAACGTTTATTCTCGATTTCTTTTCGTCGTTCGACATCTCTTTATATATAAAGAAATTAATATATAAATATTAATTTCTTTATAAACCTTTTATAATTCCTTATAATTCCTTATAAACCAAATTCATGTAGTTTTTAAATACACTTTAATGTTTCAAATTTTTTTTCAAAATAATGCTACATGGTTCCAGCCCAAATGCTGGAAACATTCCTTACAAATATCATCGTGAAACGACTTTCTGTCAACTGTTTTTAGTATTGTAAAATCTCCTTTTTTACATGGGTGTTTATATCGCATCAGCAACTGATACAACACATATTGAGTGTTAATGAAATTTTTCCTATCAAATCCAGGCTTGTTTTTGAATTTTTTATCATATAGTTCGGTTAATAGGTCAAAATCATCTAATAATTTATCCTCAAGATGGGATATATCATCAGGTTTTATGCCTGTCATTACAAAATGAATGAGATTAACATTTTCATAATGTTTTGTGTAGTCTAGTTCCTTCAAAAATAAATGTATATGTTCCTTAGTAATATTTTTGAATCGGACCTCTTTTCGTGTATTTCTATCTCCAACGAGTAAATGATGTCTTTCAAATTGGTCTTCTAATGAAGCGTATACCTTTTTATCAATGGTGCTATTCTGTTTTCCTTGATATTGATTAATGCAATCCCGAAAATGAACCTTTCGATCATATGTATATTTTTGGGATATATTAACGCGATCAATATCCTTGTAAGAAGAAGTATACAATAATTTTTTTTGTTGTGCACCACATGTTAGACATATATAAATACTATTATCAATAATATCAAATAGCTTCTTATTTGAACAATTATTACAAACAATCCGAGAATTTTGAGGAGGTATTTCTATATGAATATTCGTATATTTTTGCGCAATCCTCAAATACCTCCTAACAACCTTTATTTTCTCTTTATTACTCCTAGTCCGTTTGCCAACAAAACTAAGCTTAACTGGAGTCTGAAGTATTTTTTTGTATTGTTCTATAAGACTCACTGTTTCAGCAATATAGAAATGCATGACATCGTTGGAACTTATTTCATGTATTTTTTCGTCAAGTTCCTTGATATTAGCTTCCAAATTTCTACGCGACCGGAACGTTAATTTAGATTTTTTCAATGCCTTCTTTAGATCTGACAATTTTTTCCTGTAATTGGCTAATTTTTTGTATTCCACTTTAAATTCTTGCTTAATTTTAGCATCTATAACCAAAATATCTGGTTCTGACATCAATTTCTATATCATAAACTAATTTTTAAGTGCTCAATATTTTATCAACATAAATAAAAATGTCAAAAGCTGAAGAATCACTTGCGGAATTTAGAACTGTATGTAGAAAAGTATTCGGAACACCAATTGCTAGAAGAAAACAAGCAAGACCATTACCAAGACAAAGACCGGTTGCAATAAGTTCCATATCGAGGAAAAAATCTGATAGATTGAGAAGACAAAGAATAAGACAAAAACTCCTTGAACAACAAAAAGTATCCAGACCACGAAAGACCAAGGAGTCTGTTAAGGAGCCGGTTAAGGAGCCGGTTAAGGAGACAACTGAAGATATTGATATAGAATTGGAAAAAAGACTCAAGGCACTCTACGAAGATGTTCAAGTAAAAACAGAAAGCGACAAAAAAGAATGGAAACATGTAATATCTTCTTCTTTGAATAGATTGAATCAAACAGAACGAGAAGTATTAGAAGAGGAAGGTATTACTGATGTAGATTGTAAGAAACTACTAGAATGCCTTATATCTGATAAATGTAAACTACCACCTAAATCAGCAGGCAACGTATGGGCATGTGCCAGACCCCCTCCTTGCGAAGGGAAAGAGAGACAGAGAACAACTCGGGGGAGAAAATGGTGCTCTGGTAGATCTCAAGAAAATGTAGATGCAAAATTACGCCAAACTATTTCAGATATTAATACCAGAATAGAAGCACGCCTAAAACTTGCAATCGATTCTCTACCAAATCTTGAGAAAGATTTAACTAATGTTAGTAGAGAAGCTAAAAAAATGCCCGAATATGGCTCTAACTGGAGCAACGAACTGAAACAACAAGCAGATGCCGGCCTACAAGCTCAGACCGTATTGTTACAACGTGTAGAAGAAAAAGGTACTACTGAAGAACAGTTGACCAAGAGAATGATGGCACTCATGGATATGAAAGACCGCAAAGAATATGACAATTATATGTTTAAGTTTGCAGTCGATGCCACAAAATCTATTCATCAGGTCCTTCAACAAGATCCACAACAAAGAAATGAAGTCAAAGGAGAACAAAAAGGTATATCAAGAACAGATGATAAAATGGCAGAAGCAATGAGGTCAATGGAACAAGGTATAGCTCAACTGCTCGCCGAAAGTAAAAGAAATCGAGCAGACATTGAAGAAATTAAATCACAGATGAATACTGTTGAAAGAGCAGCTAGACGGACACTAGGGGAAGAAAGATGGGCAGATACCCTAGCTAGTATAAGAAGAGCAGGGTTTAGAGGTGCGCTAAAATCTTTACTAAAAGCACCTTTTAAAATGCTAAATATATTGTTTTTAGCACCAGCAAGGAATGGTTTTAATATTATATTCGGAAGTTTTGGATATAAAATATGGTCTATTATATGCTTTATTATTTTACTATTGATCATAGCATCATCTGCAATAATTCTAAAACAAAATGTACCTGGGGTTTACACATATATAGTAAAAACCGGAACCTATATATTAGAAACTATCATGCGAATGGGTTCAGCTGTTTCCCTACAACTAAAGACTCTATTTGGTGAAGCTGCACAAATTGCTATGGAAAATGCATGGGAAACCGTTTCGTCATACTGGAATCAGCTTTGGGAAAAGGCATGGGAGTATCTAGATATAAGAGGATGGATTGTCTCTATCATCAGGGAAAGTATGCCCAAAATGCCAAATCCATCCTCAATTCTAGAAAGCATGCCTTCCATGCCATCTTTAAACCCAGCAACATGGACATCGTGGTTCGGATTTGAAAAAGAACTAGAAATGGAAAGGAAGATGAAGAAAAAGAAGAAATTGAAAAAGAAGAAAAGGAAGAAAAAGAAGAAGAAAAATGTATCTCATCGCTAAAAACTTTTTTGGAGGATTCTCTGTTATATCTACAGTATTACTCCCATTTATGTTCATCTCTGAATTTCTATTTGGGATTTCTTCGTATTATATAAGCCTAGTATTTGGATTGATTCTGTTAGTGTTAAATGTATGCACAGTAGCTGAATCATGCAGTAGTTCAATCCAAGTTACTAGATATGAATTTGCCACACTATGTGGACTCAATGTCGGCTATCTTCTTATTATTCTTGCTTGGGGATAAAAAAGAAATTGAAAAAGAAGAAAAGCAAGAAAAAGAAGAAGAAAATGCACCAGCTTCTTCAAAACTTTTTTTGTGGCTTATTCTTCATGGGCATATTGACAATTCCTATCCTTTTCTTTTATGAATTCATTCTAAAAACCCCTCCATACACTTATTTTTTCGAAAGGATATACGGATGTATGATATTTACCCTATCTCTTTTAGGTGCAATCAATGGGAAATTAACAAGGTATGAACTCGCAACACTTTTAGGACTTATCACCGGATATATGATAGTGTTTATGTAAAGGATGTGAAGGATGTGAAGGATAAGGCATAATCAGTATATAATTAACTATTTAAAGTTTCATCAACTTTAAATAAATCTCAAAACAATGATCGATAATCTCGTTAATTCTTACGTTACTGTCCGAATTTCCTACAAAGGAAATAGCGTTTTTTTGTACCTATCGAAACATGACAATTGTATGTACCTCAACATCAATAGCCTTTGTGATAGGATTATTACTGTAGAAAGATGGAAACGTCGAAAAGCAGTTTCAGAATCAATCAATATTCTTAATAAGAAGATGCAACCCCTTAAATCTCTTTTTACACAGAAAAATAAAGGCACCTGGATCTGCGAAAGCTTATGCGAATCCTTCGGTAACTGGTACGGTAAAATGTTTAAGAAAAAGTACAATGTAGACTATTTCACAGACTTTGGTACTTTTCTGAAAAACAAACTAATTTCCCTTTACAACACCTTCAATTTCAACTCAGACCCATTCCACTCAAAAGTCGACGGGAAACACATCAGAGCACACAGAACATCACGCTTCATCAATCTCACAGACATCAGCAACATATACAAAAAGGACCTCCGTACTTGGAAAAAGACTTCAACATACAAGAACTACATCAAAGAATACCCGGACCACTGTCTATCTGGCAATTCAGTAACCGACGAACTTGGTATCCGCACAACTTACGGACACCATGATATCGCCATTATGCTTCTAAGTTACTACAGTCCCAGAGATTCACCAACCAAAGAATGTATCAACCAATTCATCTCACGCCTAGATAACTTACGCTCCCACCAAGACCAAAAACAACCTCCCCCGTACGAAGAAGAATCCGAATCCGAATCCGACTCCGATTATGATTATGAGGTTGAGGACGATAAAGAGGTTGAGAAAGAGGACGAGGAAGAGAAACAGAAAATTGACGAAAAGGTTCCTAATGAACAAAATATACCACACATCCATACTAAACATCTAGTTTTGAAACCAGGTTACCAAATCGAAAGCCGGCCAAAAGACGGATATATTAATGTTACCAATCTATGTAAGGCTGGAGGGAAGCAGTTTAAGGCTTGGAAACGACTCCAAAAAACCGAAGCCTTTCTTCGGGTTCTTTCAAACGAGGTGAAAATCAGCACCTCGTTTTTAATCAAGCGTAAAACAGGTTATGGTTCAGAACAAGGAACATGGGTCCACCCCCAAGTTGCAATTAATATTGCGCAATGGATTTCACCTGAATTCGCCGTACAGGTCACTTCTTGGATAGAGGACGAGAAACAGAAAATTGACGAAAAGGTTCCTAATAATTTGGTCAACCGTAAACTAACCCTCAAAAACGGTGAAACTATGAATATCCCAATGAGAGAAGATGGTTACATCAATCTAACATTATTATGTAAGGCTGGTGGAAAGAGATTTAACCATTGGTATGACAAAAAAGAAACTAAAGCCTTGATACAGGCTTTGGAATGTGATGCCGGAATTCCGGCATCACAATTAATAGAGGTAAAACGAGGTAATAGTTCTAAATTTACACAGGGGAGTTGGGGGCATCCTGATTTGGCAATTCAACTCGCACAATGGTTGTCTCCTTCTTTTGCTATCCAAGTGTCGAGGTGGACCAGAGAACTCCTCCTTACAGGATCTGTTACTTTAGGCAAGGAGAAATCAAATAAACAGTTGGAGGAATTGGCAAAGAATATTAGTATAGATACTGTTGAGTATGAAGGTAAGTCTGGTGTGTATATTTATGAGTTTTTACCAAAAGATGGAGTGGAGTGTAATTGGGAGAATGCTGAAGAGGAAGGGCGTAAGTATTATGGATTTGGTGTGACATCAGATCCTGCTACAAGACCTTATAAATATAAGAAAGATAAGAAAATAAGTAGAGCGTGGGTAAGAGAGTTTTATGATTATAATACACGTGCCGAGGCGTCAAAAGCGGAAAGTAGGATAAAAACTATTGTAAACGATCTAGGGATTGCTATAAAATACGATACGAAGATAGAATGTTTTGTAGCCAATGAAGAAGAGTTGGAAATAATTAAGGATGAAATAGCATCTCATAGGGAAAAGTCACAGAAATATTGTGATGATATGAATTTAGGCAGATTGAAGATAGAATCAAAAGAGCGGGTAGAGAAGTATAAGTATAAGTATAAGTATAAGTCTGATATTGCTGTTAAGTTGTTTGAGTCTGGTAAGATAACGTTTGAGCAGATGAAGGAGTTAATAAGATTAGACTCTAAATAAATTGAAATTAGATTTTAGGATTTGTCGTAAATTGAACATGTCTGGCTCTCAGTCTTACGCAGTGATATATCAAAGTTTTGGTTCTGATACTGAGCTTCTTGGTATGTATCCTTCCAAGGATGCAGCTGCTGAGTGTATTGCCAAACATATTGGAGTTTCAGAGTATATGGGGAAACTGTTTTTTAGTAGCGGCGACTTTTTTCTGGATGCACCTATGGATTTCTTCAGGAAAGGTTTGATGGAATATAACGGGGGTGATTTTATGAGAAACTTTGGACGAAGTCAATTTAGAGTTTGGTATACTATAAAAGCGATGTAAAGCTTATATATATTGTGATTATCATATACTTACAAAGTATATGATTGGAAATTTTAGTTACAAAACAGCATTTTTGTGTTTTGTAAACTGTATGGAGGGGTAATATAGATTTTATAGGTGAGATACATACCCTAAGCAATAAAATTTTTTGCGTTTTTGAAAAATATCTTGCCTTATATAAAAAACTATGGCTTCTATTTGTACATCAAACGTAACGTCGGGATTTATTGATCTTGCGACATTCGATGAACTTGAAAAATATATGTATGGTGGTCCCGATGCTACCGCTTATTTTGTCCGTGAAACCCGTAAGGCCACATGGTTCACGCAGGTCCCAGTTGTCCTTTCTCGTGCTGCTGGTAATCCCGCTTTCAACACTGAGTGGTCTGTTAGCATTTCTCGTGCTGGTGATTATTTGTTAGGAACTTGGCTGCGTTTGACTACTCCTCAGATTGATCCTTCTGCTGCGTTTAATGCTGGGGGTAATTTGCGTGTCCGTTGGACTCGTAACTTGATGCACAGTATCATTCGTGAGTGCTGCATTACTTTTAACGATTTGGTTGCTGCTCGTTTTGACAATTACCATCTCGATTTCTGGACGGCATTTACTGTTCCTGCCGGAAAGCGTACTGGTTACAACAATATGATTGGTAATTTTCCTGATCTTACGTTTCCTCACGGTCCCGCTCCTTCTCAGGGAGCCTTTATTCCTTCGTTCACTCTCAATCTTCCTCTGCCTCTATTCTACACTCGCGATAGTGGTGTTGCTCTTCCTACTGCAGCTCTTCCTTATAATGACATGCGCATTAACTTTTCATTCCGTAATTGGACCGAACTGTTGATCGTTGATGACCTCAATTTGGTTGACACTGGTGTCAACCCGTCTCGATGTGCAACTCAAGCAGATCTTGATAGCACTCCTACTCTTACTAACGTTCAAGTTTGGGCCAATTATGCTATTGTCTCCAATGATGAACGTAAGCGTATGGCTTGTGCTCCTCGTGACATTCTCATTGAACAGGTTCAAACTGCTCCTCGTCAGACGTTTAATCCTGTCAATGATCCTACCCCTAGATACGACATTCGTTTCTCGCATGCTATTAAGGTATTCTTCTTTGGTGCTCGCAACACTATTACATCTTGTCAGTGGGCCAATTATACCGCAGGTTCTCCCCAACCCTCTGCAACAGCTGTCGACTTTGCTTCCGATTCGATGACTGACCCGATTGTTCAGACTTCCCTCATCTATGAGAATACTAACCGTCTTTCTCAAATGGGTTCTGACTATTACTCTCTCGTCAATCCTTGGTATCATGCCCCCGTCATTCCTCTGGAAACTGGTTACCACATGTACTCATATTCTCTTGACTTTATCTGTCTCGATCCTATGGGTTCTACCAATTACGGTAAGCTTACCAACGTTAGCATTGTTCCCGAAGCTTCTGCTGATGCAATTGCTACCGCCACTGGTGGTCTCCCCCCAGGTTCCGGTGGTGACTTCCCTCAAATGTGGGAATTCGTTACAACTGCAGTCAATAATAATATAATTCGCATCAGCGGTGGTGCTCTTGGTTTTCCTGTTCTGTGAGAAATTTTTGTATACTGGTCTATTATACCTTATTATTTTTCCGAATTTTTGGTGGTGCTGCTGGTTTATTACTTTCGATTTAAAGATAAAATGATTTTATACAATGTATTTGTATAAAATACAGCAATGTTCTTAATGTACTTTATGGTTATACCTTTAGTTGTGAACCAAAAGAAATTTTAGGAATATCATTTATTATACTGTATACAGTATAATAAAATTAACAATCCAAACATATACTGCGATAACGATTTTCCCAGTCCCTCCCCAAGTTGCGTGTTTCACAAGAACGTAATACATATTTTGTAAAATATCTAGATCTTTTAAATAAAATTGAAACTAAAATACAGTTTCAATTCTAAAACGAAGATGTTCATTGAAATAGCTTGCCTAATTGCATTTGCTGCATTTATGTTATCTGCAGTGGTTTATATTTGTGGGAGACCTGTGCGTCCAAATGGACGTAGGAATCGTCGTCTTAGGCGGCGGCGACGACGTGTGCCTAGGGATATACCCTAAACTTAATTTCTATTCAGGAATATAGGATATGATTCCAATCTTATGAGTTTTTACATAACTTCAATCTTTTAATTTATCTAAATTTAGATAAATTAAAAGATGTGTACAAATGCGATAGCAATTTTTAATAGTAAGCATGTTAAGGGTGCTGTAAAATTTCATCAATGTGGTGATTCAGATCAAACTAATATATACTTTGATTTGAGTGGGATGGCGCCAAATAAAATAATGGCTTGTCATATTCATCAATATGGTGACACTAGTAAGGGATGTATATCATTGGGGCCTCATTGGAACCCGTACAATAAAGAGCATGGTAGTATATGTATAGATATAAATAACAGTCATGCTGGAGATTTAATAAATAATATTTGGAGTAATTCTAGGGGAAAGTTTAGGTATTATTATACTGACTCTCGTGTTCAGTTGAGGGGTGATGTTACGGAATCTATATTCGGGAGAAGTGTAGTTATTCATGATGGAATAGATGATTTAGGACAAGGGGGAGATACAGAGAGCAAGAAAACCGGAAATGCGGGAGGAAGGATGGCGTGCAGTATAATCGGACATGCTAAATAGTTTTCTAACAACCTAAATAAGCCCAGTGACATCTTTCAAGGGGGAGATTTTTCAACCAATCTCTTACTTCAGAACGTTTTCTCATTTTTATAGAGGGTAATACATCTAATATATCTGTATTCAGGTGAAGTTTTGCGACAACATATTCGGGATATTGGATGTAAAAATTAGGACTTTATCGAAGCACGAAGGCACGAAGGCACGTAGTAAGCTATCAAGTAAATTGGTATATAAAGAATATATTTCGAATTAATAAACAATGAGCAAAACAACAAGCAAACCTCGAATTAAGATTGTACTCAAAAAGAACAAAGCTATCAATAAGATTTGGCATCCAGAATCTACCCTGGTATTTAAATCATCAAAGGAAAAAATGGTCATTGGTCGGTATGAAGATGGGGAACTGATACCTCTCGATGAAGAAACACTGGATCTATGTACTAAGTGGAAATTTAAATATGATAGTAGTCTTGTAGAAGAGGAAGAAGAAACTGAATCAGATTCTGAAGGAGAAACTGCATCTAGACAAGATTCTGATTCTGAAGTGGAACTTGATGCAAAAAAGACACATGTGGAGCCCACATCGGAGAATTCTGAAAACGAAGATGATCCCGTCTCAGTTCCTGCCCCTGAGCCTGTCCCTGTCCCCGATTCTGTCCCCGATTCTGTCCCCGATTCTGTCCATGAGCCTAAATCTGAATCTAATCACAGATCAGACATGAAGTCTAACATGAAGTCTAACATGAAGTCTAACATGAAGTCTAGCGTTGAGTCAAATTTAAAGTATTTTGATGGTAAATCAGCAGATATTTTACACCAGTTGTTGGATACATTCAATGGGAAAGTATCTCTCCTAGTTGCTAATCTAGACCAAGATATTAGTAATATTACTGCAGAGCGTGATGATTACAGGGAACGACTGGCAAAAACAGAAGCTGAATTAAACGATACCAAAATGACACTTTCCAATATCAAAAAAGTTTTAGGTAATTTATGATTAATTTATACTTAATTAAGTATAAATTAAACTAATCCGAATAATAATCTTCAGAATCAGTACTGTCGCTGTGATATCTTCGAGGATCGGTTTTTCTGGTTGCGGTACTTCCGCCTTTGCGTCCTGCGGTTACCTGTCGCCCTTTACGAGCGGTTGACCCCTTTTTTAATTCGCGTGCTTGTGCTTTGAGTGATTTGTTGGTATGTCTTGCGACAACTCGAACAATTCTTGTTCTCAAGTCTTTGACTGATTTATTAATAAGTGCATCGATTTGATCTTCTAGTTCTGAATCCATTTTTTGTTATGTAAGCTATTTCTTTAAATCCAGATCAATTATAATCTGGAATGGTTCTATTGTATTCGTTCATCATTTCTTTTTCTTCAATGTTTTCAAGTTCTTTGAGTTCTCGTTTATACCTTAGTAGATCCTTTCCTTTAGAATTTTGAATCTTATCTTCAAGATCATCCATACGAGACTCTCTTGAAAAACGAGACGAACGTGCTGTCTGTTTTGATTTGATTTTAGCTCTTAATCTAGCTCGCAATTCTTTTTTTGATAGTTTTTTGTCGGATGGTTGTGATGTTTTTTTTCTGCGCCGTCGACCGGGTTTATTTGGTTTTTTTGGGACAGGTCTAGGGTTTTCCATAATATTTATCTTATATTTATCTTATGGAAAGATTTCTTAAATTTGGTTAAGATTATAAGTACGGCAGCATGGGATGAAAAAGCCATTCTTGTTCTGTAAATCGTCTTATAAGTTTAGTCCATTTACAGAATTTTCATTATTAAAGTTTAGAATTGAGAGGCATATTGGGAACCTTCCGCTATTTAGAAAATCTGCTGAAACAATATTACTAATCATGATCTTTGACTGCGATATTTCTGTTATCCCCTATAAAATCAATACCAATAGAATCGGTTGTAACTGAATTACATAGTAATATAATAAAATTTAAAGCTTGTTCTGTTCAGAAATAAATGAGTAAATATGTCTCACGTCGAAAATATAATAAGCTTCTAGATAAATCCGAAAAATGGGTACAAAAATGTGATGAACTAAGCACAAGGCTAGATGAAGTTTTAGATGAAAATAATAATCTAAAAAGGCAGATTAAACAGTTAAAATCTGTTGAAATTCCAGATACAGATTTAATGGATGAACTAGAGTCCGAGAATAAAAATTTTAGGAAAGAATTGAGGAATCTTAGGCGTCAAATGAAAGTTAACGAGGAAAAATACAAAAATAGAATTGCACAACTAGATAGAGATATTCTCTTAAAAGACGGTAAAATTCAGAGACTAGAAGAAGCTCGCAAAGATCTTAAGGAAAGATATACAGAGCTAAAAGAAGATTATCGTGAACAGCAAAGATGGAACAGGAATAAATCTGGTCGAGATTAAAAAATGAAATCTAAAAGGATGAATCCTTTATTTAAATAATTATGAGCTCTCAAATCTCACCGTTTGCATATGCTATGTCAGCATCAACTACAACTGCCAATGGGGCAGTATCTTTATCTACTCCTGATCCATCTGGAGAATGTAGTGGACGTATGTCGTTATTTTTCAAGTCTGTCAGGGGATTAAATGCCCCTCGGCAATATCAATATATGGAAGAAGCATGCAGAGAGAGCCCAGAAGATGCTTTTCTATTGGCTTTTCACATCCGTGATTGCCGAGGCGGGAAGGGAGAGCGAGAGATTGGACGTCGTTCTCTAATCTGGTTATTCATTAATAGACCTGAACTCTTTGAAAGGGTGATGTCACTCATCCCAGAATATGGTCGTTGGGATGATGTCCTTCAGTTTTTTCCTGGAGTGTTGGATCTCTCTGATATTAAGCATGTCAGGGCTAATTATGTATCAACGGTCAAGGATTCTAAGCGTTTAGAACAACTCCATACTCTACAGCGCCAAATGGTGAACCTGTTTGCCCGGCAGCTTCATCAGGATCGTAAGAATATGGATCAAGGGAGACCATGTTCATTAGCTGCCAAGTGGGCCCCAACAGAAGGAGATTCTTTGGACCGGCGCTCTGGTGTTTTTACAACACTTGCAGTCCAGATGAAGATTTCACAACGCACGTTGCGTAAGCATTATTTGACACCTCTTCGCGCTTATCTCAATGTTGTTGAGCGTTACATGTGCAATAAGCAATGGGATGCGATTAACTATAGCAAGGTTCCTTCGTGTGCAATGAAGCGACTGAAGAAGTCATTTGAGAAGCATGATGAGAAGAGATTTCAGGAATGGCGAACGGCACTCAAGAAGGGTGATCCGACAGTTGCAAAGGTTAATGCTAAGCAACTGCAACCTCACGAACTTGTTCGTGAGATGCGGACTACTGGACGAGCCGATGAAGTTTGTGAAGCGCAATGGAATGTACTGGAGGCGGAATGTATAAAGAATGGAGCGCTCGACAACGATGTCGTAGTTGTTGACACTTCGTCTAGCATGCATTCACCAAATTATTTACCTTTCGATGTTGCATGCGCAATGGGACTTTTGATTTCCAAGTGTTCTGTCGGTCAATTCAAGCACTATGTATTTACGTTCAATACAACACCGAACTTCGCTTATATTCCAGATGCCCCTCTTTACCAAAGATGGAATAATCTGTCAAATATCGACTGGGGTGGTAGTACGAATATTCAGGCAACGTTTAGGTTGATTCTCAACAGAGCTCAAGAACATAAGCTATCTCAAGATGACATGCCTAAGCGTCTATGGATTGTTTCTGATATGCAGTTCAATCAGGTTGAAGGTTGGAATAGTGGTACAACGAATTTTGAAGCTATTGAGAAGATGTATGCTCAATCTGGGTATACACGACCTCAGATAGTTTTTTGGAATGTCAACGGGAGTAGCTCTGATTTTCCGGTTTCTGTTGGAGATCATGGCACTGCTCTTATTTCTGGATTTTCCCCTTCTATTATGAAGGCCGTGCTGTCTGGCGACGATACATTCTCTCCCTATGGTATTATGCGCAAGTCACTTGACGACAAGCGATATGATCCTGTACGGTTATGCATTTCTAATGAACGATAAATATAAAGCATACGATGTTTGTTGTAATATGTGTGAAGGTGTAGTTATCCAAATGAATGCAGATGCTGTCGACACAGTTGTTGAACCATACCGGATGCTTTACAGAAGAAAATGTAACAAAAGTTCAGGCAACCTATTACTAGTTTTTGGGTTTTTTATAATAATATTATTCCTCATATGTGCTTATAAAATGAAAAACACGTCCTTATAACCATCGATTTTATTTCTATAGAAATAAAATCATTATATTAATTAAAATGTCTTCATTTAGAGTATCTAGAACAAATCAATCTGCATTTGCATTAGGGATAAATTTAGATCCAGGACCTACGGGTCCTACCGGGCATATTGGTTTTAGAGGTTCTCAAGGTCCTACGGGTTCTCAAGGTCCTACGGGTTCTCAAGGTCCTACGGGTTCTCAAGGTCCCACAGGTTCTCAAGGTCCTACGGGTTCTCAAGGTCCCACAGGATCTCAAGGTCCTATGGGTTCTCAAGGTCCTATGGGTTCTCAAGGTCCTATGGGTTCTCAAGGTCCTACGGGTTCTCAAGGTCCCACAGGATCTCAAGGTTCTACTGGAACCCAGGGTATTAAAGGCGAAACTGGTCCACAAGGTCAGTCTATCATTGGACCTACTGGGCCGGAAGGAAAAGATGGAATGACTGGACCTACTGGACCTACTGGACCTGTATGTACTGGACCTACTGGACCTACTGGAAGTACTGGTGTTGTTGGACCTCAAGGTCCTACAGGTGCTAATGTTACGGGCCCTCAAGGAGATACGGGCCCTCAAGGAGATACGGGTCCTCAAGGAGATACGGGCCCTCAAGGAGATACGGGTCCTCAAGGAGATACGGGTCCTCAAGGAGATACGGGCCCTCAAGGAGATACGGGCCCTCAAGGAGATACGGGCCCTCAAGGAGATACGGGTCCTCAAGGAGATACGGGTTCTCAAGGAACTACAGGTCCTACGGGTCCGGGTGTTGCAGACGAATGCTATGGAGAAATGTTTGGTTCAACTGGAACAATAGGGGTATTACCTTTAATTCCTACCTATTTAGGGTGGACTGGTGCTACTGGTGGTCTATTGAAAGGTATAACATTTAGTGATAACCCAACTGCTGATAGGTTAATTCCAAGCAGTGATGGAATATATGAAATTGAAGCTTCAATTTCGGTGTTCACTGATGTTAATAATGTTGACATAAAAACGGCTATATTTGTAAATGGTACTATTGTAGATAAAACAATACAATCCCGACATTTTCAATCGGCAAGTCAAGCAGGAAGTATAAGTATAAATGGGTTATTAGAATTAAAGGCTGGTGATACCGTTGATTTAAGATTTACCGAAGATGCTGGAATGACTTCTAATGTGAGTCTTATAGTCGATCATATAGTAGTTGATTTATTGAGTGTTTCAGGTGCTAAGGGACCTACTGGCGCTACTGGACCTACAATTCCTTTGTGTTTTGATGCTATAGTTGATGGTGTTGGTACAGAACCTCAGAGATATACAACAATTAAAGCAGCTATAGATGCAGGTCGTCGTAATATTTGTGTTGAGGCTAATACTACAGAAAATGCCAGTATTACTTTGACATCAAGTGTTACATTACATTATTATCCAGGTGTTGTCACCACTCAGGGTGCAAGTCCATTATTTACTTCAGGTGCATCTATAGAGATGAAAATCAATGGAGGCACATTTGTAATGGTTAATGGTGGTAGTTTTGTGCCTAATGTAATGGGGGATGTATTATTTGGTCAAGTGCGTGCAACGTGTGAAGGCACTGTAATTCAAGGAGCAAATGGTAGACAAGATCTAAATACATTGGGTTATCCATTAGTATTACGCGACTGTTCATTTAATTCAGGGTTTAAACCTGATTTAATTTTATGGGGTAACGTAAATGTAGATAGTAGCTTGGTGTCGACAGTAGATGGATGTTTATTTCAACCTTCCAATAGGTTAAATATATTAGGTTCTAATATCCATATACACAATTGTCATTTTAATCAGGTGGAACTTTATGGAGGTTATGCCGAAACTGGATTTGCGAATGTGATGGTTTCTGATGTTATTGTAACTAGTTGTAGTTTTACTATTCTCAATGTTTCAGGATCAGGTGCTATCCAAATTAATGATATTTGGGCATCAGGTGATCCTAGTGTAATGTATAGTATCAAAGTAGACGGCTGTGATTTTACAAATCTCGATGGTTCTGGTTCTACTTCACAAAATATGATTATTGGAGCTCTTGATTTATCTGGATCTCGGATTGTGAATAATGGAGGACGTTTTCGTACCACTAATGTAGATAGACCTATTGAAGCTCTTTTTGATATTCTACTTCATTTTACTAACCAAGGTGAAGTATGGGATATTGAAATTGCACAAAATAGTGTTAAAAATATTATTTTTGGTGGTGGAAACCATAATATTCGATTAGACCGTCTTAGAATTACGGACAACTATATTACAGGAGAATTACGTTTTGGTCAATCCACTAACACTGGGCTTAGTGTTGGTAGTAGTGTAATTGCTAATAATGTGTTTATTTCAACATCCAACACAGTAGGACGTATCATTACACAAACAAATACACCAACTAATGCCAATCTTGGTACTGTAAGTATTGTGAATAATCATTTTACAGATGCTAATGTAATTAATATCTTTATTGATGGAACCTTTAGTGGTAGTTTAATCGGTAATAGAATTGCTGGAGTTATTGAAATTACAGACACTGTATCTGGTGTACAAATTACAGGAAATAAATGTGGTGGTGGTACTATCGGGTTTCCCAATCCTTCAATGAGATTTTCCGGTAACTTATCAAGCTGTCAAGTAGCTAATAACTTGCTTCGGGGTAAATTTGATGCACCAAATCAAAACGAAGCAATTATTGTTTCAGGCACAACAAATACAACAACATTTACAGGAAATGTTACATCTAGTTTAGCGGGGGCAGGTGGTATTAGTACTGTTGTCACTGGTCAAAACAATGTAATTGTTGCCAATCGTCTCTCTACAACGGCGGGATTTTTAGGGACAGATATTATTGCAAACAATCAAGCGTTGTAATTATGTTCTAAATTTATTGTGTTATGTCACAATAAATTTATCATCTTCGTCTTTTCTTTCGTCCATGTTCTCCAATGATATATTTAAAAGACTCATCACCCGGGGTTACGTTAGGTTATCGATAAACCATTTGAGAAAAGTATTAGCTCTTTCTAATTTATCCCAAAATAGATAAGTTTCTGAAAATTCAAAATCTTCAAGTTCAAGAGCTTTAATAACAGTATGTCTAAATAGTACTAGGTAATTCAAGGAATAACGAGAAGTATTAGATGTACTGTTCGAGAATATTTTATAGCATTTATATTCAATATATAAATGTTTAATTATTTACATGATTTATTAATTTCAACCGAAAAGAAATTTACATTGTTGTCTGATTTACCATCCAATCTCAAAACTCTCAAATCATCTTGTAATTCAGAAAATCCAGTCCAATTAACGGCCGCGAATCCACCATTACCATTGCTAAAAATCAAATCCCCCATTACATTTTCTCCAGATTGTGTGACATCTTTTAAGATAAATTGACAAGGACCTGTATTAGCACCCACAACAATATTAATATCCTTTATGTTATATTTACTTCCATCAACCGGTACGTATAATAAGGGTGAAAATATATTTTGTAATTTAGTCTGACGAGAGTAATATAAAATACTATGATCACCTTTAGGACCCGTGGGTCCAACACCTCCTTGATCACCTTTAGGACCTGTGGGTCCAACACCTCCTTGATCACCTTTAGGACCTGTGGGTCCAACACCTCCTTGATCACCTTTAGGACCTGTGGGTCCAACACCT